TTGAGTTTCATCTATAAGACTCCAAACAAACGGTTCGCCAACTTCTCCAGTTGCTGAAACACCTGTTAGGGATATTATTGCTTTAGCTACAACAGTAAGAGATCCCACAGAACCTGTCGCAGATACTCCGTCTATGTTGAATCTAGCGTTGTGATGTATGGTTACAGAACCAACAGATCCTGTTGAACTAAGGCCAGAAACAGGAACATTTGCTTCACCATCTACATCAACTGATACAGATCCTAATGTTCCTACAGCACTAGGACATACAGCTACAGCTTGAGCATTTACACCTACACCAGATACTGCACCTGTAGCAGATTGTCCTGTGGGCGTTACATTAGCTTCTGCATCTGTTGTAGGCGTTCCTAAAGAAGATGTTCCAGCTTGTCCTGAAAGTGTTAAATTAGCTTCTGCTACTGTAGTTACAGATCCTATAGCAGAAGTGGCAACTAAAGTAGAAGGAGTTACATTAGCTTCTGCATCTAAACTTACAGAACCTAAAGCAGAAGTTGCAGCTACACCAGATATAGTGAAGCTTATAGGTATAGAAGCGGGTTGACCCCAAGGACCTTCGCCCCAACCGGCTCGACCCCAACCTGTCGACATAACTTAAACTAAGCTATTCTAATAATAGCTGTGCTTGCTGCTGCCGCAGGGAAAACTACTGTGAAGTCACCAGCTGTAGAAGTTTTATCTCCGCCAAAATCTATGGTGGCTACAGATTTGTTACTATCTGTTGAATTATAGATCATACATCCTCTAGCAGTTATGGTGGCTGTACCAAAAGTCAAATCAGCAAAGTCAGTAAAACCTGTAGTTCCACCTGTGGTTGGATCAACTCTTGTTAAATTTGCTCCGCCAGAAGTATAGTTGGTTCCTGATGCTTGTCCGGTGGTAGTAAACGCAGTAGTAGTAGCACCTAAAGTAGCTGAACTTGTATATAAAGCTAGTTTAAATGTATCTCCACCTGAGTTTTTAAAATTATGAACAGCCTCTAGCAGCTCTTTTTTGAAGCTGGTTGTTAATGTTGATGTGATAGCCATATTTATATCCTTTTTACAATTTTAGCTAAATCTTCTTCTCCAGCTTTTATAAGCTCTTGAATTAAACTAGCTTTATAGGATTTTATAGCATTTTTTATGTAAATCAAACAGACTTGTTTTATCTGTTCTTCGTAAGCTTTTGCTTGTGCTTTTACATGTGGCTCTAACTCTTCAGAACTACCAACTATTTTTTCAGTCAAACGTTCTGCCCAAAACTCAGGTGGATGGCCACCAAAGTTAGATGTTTTAGTTTCTATTACGCCTAAACTCGGTATTGCCGTAGGTGTTATTTCATCTACCATACCTTTGGCTCGTTATCTCTTGGTTTTAAGTGACTATCGTTTCTATCTATAAGAATAGGTTCTTGTTCCTTTACTTCTTCTTGTAGCTCCATAGCTTCGCTTTGTTTCATTGAAACCATATAGCCTTTTCCGTCAGACATAATTACCAAAGGATCCTGGAGTCTGTGATAACCATACAATTTCTCTTGTGCAAGAACGTTGGTATCTAGTAGTCCACTTGACTTTGCAACTTCAACTTGAACTCCAAGGTGCATAGCTTTTGATAGCCAAAACTCTACACAGCCTCTGCCAGCCTCTGCAAAATGCAAGTTACCTTTATAGCTAAAATCTATTCCAAATAATTTTAGCGTTGATACTTTATTCCACAATGCAAAAGCTATTGCATAGGCAACTGTATTATTTAAGTAACAACAATTAAATTCTTGTAATATTTCATTAATTGGATATTCAATCAGATTCTTACATCTATCATCTAGTTCACAGGTGTATATGGGTTTGTCGTCATTTAACAAAACTTCTACCATTCCACTCGTTTGACCCCCAGCATCATCTGTATCTAAGAATCTACTAACCGGGTCCATCATGAAAGTTCTGTCGTGAAATATTACAGATCCTACTGAATTGATAGTCCACACTTCGTCAAATTGTGCTCCATGTGATTTAGCCAAATTATAGTCTTGCCAACTTCCTCCCAATCCTACAATAGCTACGCTCTTGCCCTCTAAGCTTTTTATTCTCTCCATATCTCTCTCCTTATGTAGTTTCGCTTCTTAATGAATCATATCTATATTCGTCTCTTCTTCCTCTAGCTTCAGCCATATTTTTTAATCTTTGAATTTCTTGACCGAACCTAGTTTCATAAACAACTTGCATTTCTGGCTCACCTTTCATAAATGTAGATGCCTCTATTAATGATCCATAGAGTAGTGCGTTACGAGCGTTGTTAGACATCCAAGTTCCTGTTGTTTGTGAAGTTAAACTTGTTGGTTTGTATAAGTAATGTAACTCAACGGTATAAGTTTGATCTGGAACAGGTGAAACTATTAAAGTAGAGCCATTGTTGCTTGCAGTAGATAGGTCTTTATCAAAATCTGCATAATACAAGGGTCTTCCTCTTTCTGAGGTGTCCACTGCATCATTAGAATATTCACGCATGAAGCTAGTGTGTTTTTTGTCTAGATAATGGTAATCGTTGTTACTGTCTATTACAGCTAAAGAAAAACTAAGTTTAAAATCGGTAGGAGCTGTAAGATAAGTATTACCTGTTGTTAAAGCACCTGTTACATTTTTTCTGAAGTAATCAAATTCAATTAACTCTGCAATTCTTTCTTCAGTATTGATGATCATATCGTTTAATGTATTAACGAAAGTTGTCTCATCATTCTCTGTGTAATTCTGTATTAATGTTTTTAATTCAGTTAACGTCATGTCGTGATTGTAACCTCCCCAACTGAGCCTGTCATTTCATCTACAACAAAATTTGATCCAACTATATTTGGATCCATAGAGTTGCCCTTAGTAATATCAGTATAAACCACTACAACAAATCCTTCACCCACACCAACATCTTGGTTTGGTCTAGGTTTGTAAAGAGCTTCAGGATCTATTACATGGGGCAGTGGTTCTAATTGAGGATGTTTTGGTTCAAAGCATGTAGGACAAGTTTTTAATCCATTCCATTCTTCTTTGAGTTGATTTAATTTATATTCAAAACCACATCTGTCGCAGATAGCTTTTGCACGTTTACCAACTGCATATGTCATTTTTATGCAAAGGATTTATATCCAATTCTAAATGATGCTCTATCCTCGTCTTGACTTTGTGCTCTATCAAACTCTTCTTCATACATTTCTTTCAAAAGAACAACTCTTTCTGGTGCTCTTTTGATAGCTATGTAATATGCAAGCCCGGCTACAAAACAAGGATAAAATCTAAAAGGCATATCCATTGTATTAGTTCCTTTATCAGCATCATCCATTCTAACAATTTTATTGAATACTAATACATCTGTACTATTCTCAGGAGAAGGCCATATTTTTAATACAGGAGTATTTAACTTATCTAGAAAAAATTGAGATGGTCTAGATTTAGTTGATTTAGTTGGAATATTCAAATACTCACTTCTACTGATTCTAGACATTTGTAAATCTAGATCTGTCCCGTTGGTATTTCTCCTTATGGAACAATCTAATATATCTATAACATTAGCATTTAAGGTGTAATCAGTTTGACCTTCAGTAACAGTTTGAGTAGCTTGTTCTATAGTCCATTGATTAAGTCCTCTATTTGCCCATTCAGCTAACATAAGATTTATAGATCTTTTAGCTGTTTTTAGATCGTATCCTGTTCTAAGTTCTAATCCACATCTTTCAAATGCTTCTTCTACAAACTCAGCTACATTAGGTTCAAAATCTGTACTACCTGAAAGTGCCATTATTCGTCCTCTGCATATAGATTATCAAAAATTCTGTTTATATCCAATGTGTAGTCTAAATCAGACTTTGAATAATGTATATGTGCAGATGGTTTAAAATCAGGTGCACCCGTTCCTGTTTCAAACCAAGCCGGGTGTGTAACCCTAACTCGGTTGTTTGGTAGTGCAACTATGTTTCCTGTCCAGGGTCCAGCATCTAACAACTCCATAACGTGACTTTGTTTGTGTTGAGCTGGATCATCAGCTATTTCGTTTTCTGCATAATCAACAGTAAACAAATATTTAGCTGGATAAAAATTACCATCAATCTTTGCCATCCAAGGACAAGGTGTTGCCCTATCTATAACGTAAACAGCGTGATGATGAGACGAACAATCCCAAGGTTGAGCATCGTGAACTGCCATCGGTTCAGGCCATTCTTCAAAAGGAGTATCACCTACTAGAGCAGTGATAGGCATTCTTGCCCACATTGCTCCACCATGTACTGTGTCTTCTTCTTCTCCTTCAGCTTCTATGCCTGTAAATATCAATTGAAAACTTAAACAACGACATGGCATTGTCGTAACTGCAACTGCCATAGCGTGTAAGAATTCTCCGTGATATTTTTCGTGGTTGTGCGTGTACTCTCTCCTAACCCAACATTTAAAATGTGGGATATTACTTTGCAAATATGCCACTTTATTTTACTTTCCCTCCTTTTTTATAACCTTTAGATTTCATCATTCCGCCTTTTCTGTATCCCTTGGACTTCATCATTCCACCCATTTTCATACCTTTAGACTTCATCATGCCACCTTTCTTGTAGCCCTTAGATTTCATCATGCCACCTTTTTTGTAGCCTTTTGACTTCATCATTCCGCCCTTCTTCATGCCTTTGGATTTCATCATTCCACCCATAGCCATGCCTTTGGACTTCATTTTTCCGCCACTGCTATAGCCTTTTGTTTTTTTATACATATTTACTCCTAAGAAAATTTAGTTCTTTTTCTTCTATCGGACATAACTTTACCACATCCTCTAGCGATTCTTCTTACCTCTCCACCTTTTTTTAATTTGACTTTAGCTTTCTTTGTATTAGCAACAACGGTTTTACCTTTTCGCCCGGCTGCTTTCTTTTTGCGAGCTGTTTTAGCTCTTTCTGATTTTGATAGGCTTTGTGCTTTTGCTCTTGGTAAACAACGATCTGGATTTTTTTTATCTTTGCTAGTACCACACGGTCCCTTGATAGAACCGTCTGTGCCTATCCTAACCCAATTTTGTTCTCGCCATTGCTTAAGTTGTCCCATTACCTAAGTCTTGCTCTCATTACAATGCCTTGGCCTCTTATATTAACCAAGCCACCTCTTTTCATTTTCTTTCCTTTAGACTTTTTTGCGTAGTTAGGATCTTTGCAATATTTAGAGGCTGCCATATTTGCATATGCAGAAGGATATGTATCAAAAGTACGCTTTGCCCAAGCCTTACCTTTTGGGCATATTTTTCCACCACTCTTTGCTTTCTTTGCCATTATTTTATTCTACCATGTTTTTTTCTTATAGCATCTTTGCCTCTTCTGAATATTTCAGCTTGTTTTGGCTTGCCTCCATATTTAGATCTTTGTTCTCCCACAGTCAATATTTGTATTAATCTTGCAAAAGGTTTTCTAGTTTTCTTAACTTTCGCAACTGTGTCTCTAGCATCTTGAACAGTTGCATACTTTATAGAGATAGTGTCTTTGGGGTTCTCATCAGTATAAAGTCTTCTGCCACTACCTTTTGGTTTTTTTCCTGTTCCTACTTTTGGGTCTTTTCTTTTTGGCATTTTTTACTAATTTTTTTAAAGTATTAGATTGTTTCTTGTGCATCCTAGATGCTTTGTTAAGCTCTCTAGAAACTTTTTTAATTTTTCTTAACACTTCCATCTCCTCCTAGCTTGTCTGATTCTTGAGTTAGGATTATTTCTAGTCTTAGCAGAACTACGTTTTAATTGTCCTAATGATCTAGCACAATAAGACTTTCTACGCTTTGCTGCTTTACTGCCTTTTTTAACCTTGCCTGTTACAGCAGTTTTTAGTTTAGATCCTGGATTAGCTTTTCTATATGCACGAACACCTTTTTTAGTCATACCAGCCCCACTTTTCGTGGGGCGGTAATTAGCATTCTTACCTTTGGTAGTCCTGCGTATAGGTTTAGCTCTCCTCCGGGTAGCCATTTATCAATAGTTTTTGTTTAATACAAGAATTATTGAGTAAGCGTCTCCACTAGAGTGACCAACAGTTGTGAAATCAATATCACCAGTGACTCCTGATCCAGCGTTATTTGGTATACCGCTAAATCTATCATCGTAATATTCATCTCCTGTGCTGTCGGCTGGCAACGGAATTGCTAAAACATTGGCAGAAGCGTCAAACTCTATGTCAACACCCATACCTCTAGTTGCCCAATAAATCCTTGCAATGGAAACTGTAGTGCAAGCTCTTCCTTTACTGTCAGCACTTAAAGCGGAAACATCTACTTTTTTAACAGATGATTCACCTGTACCGTCAGATTCATTGGTAAACTTTAAAATAGCAACTCTTTCACCATCCTGAATAGTTTGGGAAGTTACTGTATCAGCCATTATTTACTCCTATTAAGCGTCAGCAAATGGTGTTACTAAAGTTCCTGAACCTAGTGTAATACCCTCTACTGCATACTTGGCAGAAGCCATAGCAGTTACTTTGATAATACTACCAGCGAGTCCGCCTTTTGTACTTCCGTTCAAAGTAATTACATCGTTAGATGCACCAGATATAAAAGTTTTACCTGTAGCATCATTAACGCCTGTGTAAAGGCCACCTACAAATTTATCTGTTCCATCTGTTTTGATGTCCATGTCTGTGGCTGCTGTTACTACAACAAAGAAGAAACTTGCACCTAAGTTATTAAGTTGATTAGGATCATCATCAGATCCTGGTGCTGTTGCTACTATGCTTGGTAAAGTAAATTTACCATCTGCATCATTGGTGGTTAAAATTTTACCTGCGTGTGCTGCTACTGTAAGTGTAGTGTCAGCCGTTAAGCTTACTACTGCTGCATTACCTGCTGAAATAAAACCAGATAAAGATTTAACTGGTCCTGAAAATGTCGATTTTGCCATAATTTCCTCCTTTGGAAATAAGTTCTATAGTCTCGGCTTGTCTGCTAGGTCAGTCTATAGAACAATTTATTATCCTAGTCCTTTCGATTGTATAACAGATATTAGTAAAAATGAAATAAAAAAAAGGGAGCCAAAGCTCCCTTTTCTTCGAGACGTTCTCTAGAACTTACGCTCCTTGAGATGCAAACACTGCTCTTGGATTCGAGAATCCAAATGAGTATCTCTCTCTAGCTTTGAACCTGACATTACCAGTATCAAAGTCACCTTCCATAGAAGTTGAAAGAGGTGATCTCTCAAAGTGTTTAAATCCATCTGGACAATCTGTTAACAAGAACCACGCATCGTTGTCTGTTAAGAAGTGGTTAACTGAATAACCTTCAGGGACCATACCCATATTCCTAATAGCATTGATGTCGTTATCAGAAGTTCCGACTCTGCCCGGAGTTTGAAGTAGTCTATCTGCCACAAATTGTAATTGTGGTGGAA